GATGTTGGCTAAAGACACTTCAAAACAATATGTTTGGACCAGGAAGGAATTTATGGAATTTAATAAAATGTTTAAGGACACATTCCCAAATCAAAGTAACACAGGGATATGGAGTTATGATGATGTTTATAAAAACTGGTAAGTAATATGGTACAAACAACACTACTAATAGCGTTATTTATTTTAGAAGTTTTAGCTTTTGGTTGGTTAATCTGGGAAGCAAAACTAGGTAGGGAAAAAAGAGAACAAATAATCCATTTAGAAACCCAGATACTAAAATTGGAAAGGGTTATCATATCTATGGAAAAAACAATAATTAAAAAATTAGATAAAAAATAAAATGACTAAAAAAAGAACACTAAATGAACTAAGACAAGTAAAGGAATACGGTGCTGGAACTGCACACACAGCAAATCAAACATCAGAAACACTAAAATACCCAAGAGTTCTAAGTGTAGAAAGGATTAAATCTTTGGTGGATACAACACCAAACGACATGGAGTTAGGTAAAAAAGTTAGACAACTATTTTTCACTAACCAAAAAAGAGACAGTAAAGAAGATATGAACATATTTGGTAAAATTCCTGGGAATAGCTACAAAGACCTAATAGAAAGTTACCAAACTAAAAAGGGGGAAGAGTTTAATAGTTGGTACAACGGATTAACAAATGAAGAAAAGATTTTCATAACTAGCATGTTCGATTAAAAAAAAGTAGTATCTTTGTAAAATGAAAAAAGAAAATTACAATTGGGACACATACGACTTCCAAGACTGGGTAGTTAGACACGTTAACCTTATCTTAGGAGGGAAACAACTAGACTTGTTTCGAAAAAATCAGTTTAGTTATGACGACCTAAAGATTTTTGGTAAGTTAGAGGAAGCAGAAAACCTAAAAAGTGAGTACCAATCAAGTATGGTCGATAAGGCACTTAGTCACAAACTTACATTCGATAGTGGTGAATTACAATGGTCTAAGTAATATTTATGTTTATGGAAGTAGATATACGGATTTACCTTAAAAGATTAAAAGATTTCTTTGAATCAGATGAAGAAGCAAGACGAGATATGTTTGGTGATTCTACTATAGATATGGAACTTTTTTATAAAATGGTCGCTGATAAAGCGGTCATTAACGCTAAAAATAATGGTGACCCCATGTTATCAGGGGGTGAAATGTTAGAGATTATCACTAATTTAGCTTTTGTAGAAATTAAAGAAGAAACGGAACTAGAACAATACATTAAAGAACGACAAAAACTAGATAAACTATTCATGCCTTCCAAACAAGGGTTCCCACCAATCTGTTTAAACTAAAACAAATTAACTTATTGACAATATTTTTAAGTTTGTCTAACTTTTAATATGATAAAAAATATAGAGTCACCACCAACTAAATCATTGTTAGAAAAATACCAACCATTATTAATGGTAAAACTATCCAGCCCAACAACTATTAGGTTAGGGGACGGTATAGAAAAATTTGCTTCTGATATTCGGGAAAAAAGTGGGTATGAGGTTATAGTGTTTCCTAATGAAGAAGAAACAGATATAAAGTTAGTCAGTATTTGTGAGAGTGAATCGGTAGACATAAGTGAACTAAAAGACTATATTTACAGTAAGTATAAATCACCAAGTATACAAGAAACACCCTTTACTAAGATTAAAGATATAATTAGAAAAAGAAAATAAATATGGGGAATAAAGAAGTACCGACACAGGAAGATATTATCGAATTCAACATAAAAGAATATCGAAAAAAACAAATGGTGGAACACCCTAACCATTACGGTGGTAAGGAAAATATATATGAAGCAATTAAAGTAATTGAATCTTGGGATTTAGGGTTTTGCTTAGGAAATGCGGTAAAATACATTTCTAGAGCTGGTAAAAAAAATAATAAACTAGAAGACTTGGAAAAAGCAAGTTGGTATATAAACAGAGAAATAAATAAATTAAAAAATGAAAGGTAAAATAACAACAGATAAAGGAACTATGGTGGTAGAGTTCTACGAAAAAGACGCACCAAAGACAGTACAAAATTTTATAGGGTTAGCAAAACAAGGCTATTATAACGGTTTAAATTTCCACAGAGTAATTCCTGGGTTTGTAGCTCAAGGAGGTTGTCCTAATGGAACTGGAGCTGGTGGACCTGGATATAAAATTGAATGTGAGTTAGGTGGTGATAATCAATATCACGACAAGGGTGTCCTATCTATGGCTCACGCTGGTAGAAATACTGGGGGGTCACAATTCTTCCTATGTCATAATAGACAAGGAACACAACATCTAGATGGGAATCATACCTGTTTTGGTAAAGTTGTTGAAGGATTAGATATTGTAGACCAGGTTCAACAAGGAGATAAGTTTAGTGTAGAGATAGAAGACTAATGAAAACCAGACTATCTGACAATGTAGGAAATACCCCACTAATACCAATAACTATTGGTAGATACACTGTATGGGGGAAAGCTGAGTTTATGAATCCTAGTGGTTCGGTTAAAGATAGGATGGCAACATATATTATTAATAACGCAGAGAAATTAAAATTAATAAAACCAGGTAGTACTATATGTGAAGCAACTTCAGGTAATAGTGGTATATCATTTGCAATGTTGGCCGCGGAAAGAGGGTATAATATAGTCATCATTATGCCATCTAATATGTCTGAAGAAAGGAAAAACATGTTTAAAATTTACGGGGCTAAACTAATAGAAGTTGGTGAAGGAGATTTTGATGGAGCGATTGCGTTAAGAGACGAGATGTGTAAAAAGGAAGGTTGGTTTAACTGTAACCAGTTCCACAACAAATTAAACATAGAAGCACACTATATGGCTACAGGACCAGAAATATACAACCAATTTAAAGACGCTAATGAACTCAAAGAGGGTAAACCTGATGTGTTTGTAGCTGGTACTGGAACCGGTGGTACACTTATGGGTATTAACAAATTTTTAAAAGAAATGTGGCCTAAGATGAGTACAGTAGCGGTAGAACCAGCAGAATCACCGGTAATGTCTGGTGGTAAACCTGGATTACATGGGATACAAGGAATTGGTGATGGTAGTAAATTTTTAGTGGACTTAGAAAAAGTTTCGGAAGTTAGAACGGTTACCACAGAATGTGCAAAAGCTTGCTCTAGACACTTAGCTAAAAAATATGGTTTATTTATAGGAATAAGTGCAGCAGCAAACGTATTCACAGCGTTCCAATGGTTGAGAGACAATGATAAAAAAAACGCGGTAACAATACTTTGTGATAGAGGGGAAAGGTATTTTAGTTGTTTGTAAAAAATAACTATACTTTATCTATAGTATAAGTCGTTTATAGTTATATTTATTATAAACGACTTTTTTATGCGTATTATAATTTCAGAAACACAACTAGACTTAATTTCAGAACAACTGGATACCAGCCAATTTAAACAAGCTGTTGACTTAACAGCTTCACAGTGGTATTGGGACCACGTAAGAAAAGAAGAAAGTTTAAAATGTGAAGCTTATGATATTGGTGACGGAAAATGGACAATTGGTTATGGTCATACTGAAGGTGTTAAAAAGGGTGATATTTTAGGTGATGGTAAAAACTGTAAAAATGAAGCCACTACACTACTAAGAGAAGATTCTACATATCACGCTAACAAATTAAGAAAAATTTTTACTGACTGGAATAAAAAAGGAATAAAAATACTAATAACCCAAGGTATGTTTGACGCTTTATTATCGTTATCGTATAATGGTGGAGCTGGGGGTATAAGAAGGTCGGACGTGATAGCTTTATTAAAAGATTCACAGACCATAGACAAAGATAAAATCCAACAAGCTGCTGACAGTATTAAGGGATATAGAGTTAGTAAGAAATTTCCAGGACTAGTTAAAAGGAGGGAATTAGAGTACCAGAGATTTATAGAAGGATTGTAAAGTATTTATATAATATGAAAATAGAGATAACAGAACAACAATTAGAACGTATTAATGACTCACTTTTAAATGAAGGTGGGATTAGAGACATTAACAAGTTAGCACAAAGATACCCTAAAGCTGAAATATATTTTCACCAAGACCTAGATGGTGTAGTATCCGCACTAGGTATGAAAAACTATTTAGAAAATTATGGGATAGAGGTTATTGGTAGTCATGTGATACAGTACGGAGATAAAGAATTTTCTGTTAAAAAACCAGATGCTAGTGGGGATGTGATGCCAGTATTAGTAGATTTCGCTCACGGTAAACCAATATTCAAAATTCATACTGACCATCATGACTCACAGGCTGGGGTTGAGGATGATACAGCAACACAATTTAGAGGTGCGAGGTCTAATGTGGAAACCATATCACAAACTATAAGTCCTAGTGATATTTTTAGTAATGAAGATATTATGATGATTAATACTGTAGATTCGGCAGACTACGCAAAACACGATATTGAGCCTGAACAAGTTATGAACTTAATTAGGGATTTTGAAAAAGGAGAACAAACATACGAAAAGAAATGGATGTTAGGGTTACTAACTAATAAATTACTACTAGCTTATAAAAATAAACCAGGATTTTTAGAAAACCTAGTGATGAACTCAACACCATCACTAATGAATATATACCAAAACATAAATTCATACGCAAAAGAAAAAGGATTTGCGTCTCCAGAAGATATGGCACAAAATCAGGCCGGTTATATTGAATCACAAAAGAAAAGTAAGAATTTAAAATTAGATGGTAATATAATTGTACAATATGGTGGTGGAGCCCTTTTTAAACCAGGTTCTTATGATAGATACACACCATTTAAGATTTATCCAGAAGCTGACTTTTTTGTTATTGCATGGCCAATGGGTTTAGTACAAGCTTCTTGTAACCCATTTAAAAAAGATAGAGCTCTAAAAGGTGTAAACTTAGGTGATATAGCTCAAGAAGTTCTTAAAAAAATAGAACCACAATTAAAAGCACACATGGTACCAATTTCGGTTATTAAAAGAGTAGGGGAAACAAAAGCTGATGAGGATAGTATCGGGTTTAAAACTTCTGATTTATTTGCTTTATATAAAGACCACTTAGAAAATATGCCAAAAGAAAATTCAGAATATTATGACATGGCGGTTAATATAATCGATTCACCTTGGAGTAGTTTAAGTGAAAAACAAAAAACAGTTTTAGATAATATAACCGTTCCAGCTTGGGACGTTATTCAGGCTAATAGTGGTGGTCATAAATGTATAACAAATCTTAGTGGACTTAATTTCTTTAGTAGAGCAACTAGAAATCCAGAAAAAGGTACTTGGAAGAAAAAATCAGACAGTAAACCTACAAGGTATGTTGAGTTTGTTAAATGGGTACAAAAAGAACTAGTAAATACGATTAAAAAAACTATTAATCAGTAAATTCTAGAGTATCACCCTCACTTATAGAGTATTTTCCAGAAGGAAACTCAAGGACCCTATTACCAACACCATAGTAAGAATCACACTTATTGTCCAAACATGGTGGACAATTCGTATAAATCTTAGTAACTTTATTCTCGATGATGAAAATTATATCCAAACTAATTAAACAATCTTTCATCCAGAAAGAACGTTCTGCCACGTCTGAGAATAGGAATAACATCCCACCATTAAGGCTTTTTCTACCCATCATACCGGTACTAATAGCGTTAGGTGAAGACATAATCTCTAATGGGAGAACTTTTCTATTTAAAATAACATTCATACTAATATAAATATATAAATGGAAAGAGAAACCAACGAAGACATAAAAAAACAAGTAGAAGAATTAAAAGAGCTTTTACAAACTATTGAGGTTAAAGATAAAGAGTCCCAAGATGACATGATACATATAAATAAACAATTAAATAAAGTACTTAAAAAAATCAACCAGAATAAGTAGAATAATTAAAAAATAATTATTATATTTGTGGTATGAAAAGTCCTAATATTAAAAAAGATGTTGATTTCGTATTAAAATGTTTAAATAACACAAATAATAAAACTATACACTTTCCACCACTACTAAGATTGGTAAAAAATTTTGAAAAAAAGTGGATTGATTTAATGGGACTTGGAGTAACAGACTTTTATATTAACCTTTTAAATAATAAATACAAACATGCCTTACAACATAGTAAAAGAAATGATAGACCCACAAGGTAAAAAATCCTATGTTTTATTAACAGACGGATTATCACAGATATGGGACGTAGAAACAGAAAAAGAAGCCGTAAGAATATCTACAATGTTAACAGAAAATTCTGATAGTGGGTGGGTTTATAAGATTAGAAAATCATGTGAACGAAAATGAACATATTAAAGAGAAAAACACACAAACACAAATTCAATAGGAGAAGAGCTCTAGAATGTAAGTTAATTGAAAAAAGTAAAACTAGTCCTGGTTACCTAAAATATGAAGTTACAATTGGGGAAAAGGATGGTACAAAACACACCCAACCAGTATATGGAAAAGATATGCAAGATGCTTTAAATAGGTTATTAAATGTAGAGTTAACTGGTAAAGTTGAAAAAAAATTAGAAACTAATACAGGACTAATATTCTTTACGTGGTTACTTATAATGGGTACACCAGCTATATTATTTGGTTCACAAGACACACCATGGTACTTAGCATATACATTTGGTGGTATTATATTGATTATGATAGTAACTGTACTATGGTACAATTATATTAGAAAAGGAGAATAATATGTTAGACCCTCTAGAAAAAAACCTATCTTTCAGATTAGCTTATGAATTTATTATAAGTTCTATGGAAGAAGATGAGGTCTATGAAAATTTAGAATTTGTCAACAAAGACTTACCACACAAAACACTAGATAAACTAATCACTTTTTTTGAAAAAACAGAGGAGTACGAGAAGTGCTCCAAACTCCAAAAAATAAAACACACAAGACTTTCTGACTATTCCAAATATAACTTGTAATTACTTTATATTTATAGTAGTATGTTAAACGAACAGGTAAATAAAAGAGTTGTATACGAAGATGATAAATATGAACTTATCCTCCCTTATAATATCGCGTCTATTTGTTCTATAGCACCACAATGGTGTAAGGATGAAAAAATTAAAAAAGCTACGGTAAACGCCTTTAAAAGTGTTGGTGTAACTTATATACTACTAGAAAAAGATAAAAATAAAGTTGGGATAGTTCAGGACACCAAAAGTAAATTACCTTTAAGATTTGGTGGAGAATATGCTATTTTTGACCCACTCGCAGAACCAATGTTAGATATAAATTGGTACCGTAAAAGAGACACAAAAAAATTCTTTAGTGACAAACCAGGACTAAAAGAAAAATTAAACATAGCCTACAACCTAAAAGAAAGAATAAAGTTTGGAATGTCTTTTAGTGAAAAGGAAATGAAACAATATTCCGAAAAGAGTAATTTTGCAAAAACAGTTTATGACCAGATAGAAGGTAAAAATATACCTTTTGAAACTTGGGAAGAGTTTGAGGGTCGAGATGATGTTGATGTAATAGAATCAAGTTGGTACGCTGACAATATGTCAAGTGGAGCCTTAGCGATTATGCCTGATAATAATGGTATTACAATATTCGCGGAGGACCAATACTTCAAAGAAAAGTTTTTAACTCTAACCGACGATGATGACTGGGCATATAACGCAGCCATGAATAATGGTGGTTATTATAACGATTGTGAGGAAATGGAACATGAAGAGATGAACTACATAAACTCTTATTTAACACCAGAAAATCGTGAACGTCTACAAAACCTAAGAGGATTGGTAGGTCAACCAAGATTTACGGAAGCAGAACTAGAACATGATGAGGGGAATATATACGAATTCCTAGAAAAATATTTTCCAACAGAAGCTGATGATATGGCTGATGACTGGTTAAGTTCTTTAGGTTGTGCAATCTGGAGAGGTAGAGCAAAAGCTATTAAAGAGGAAATAGATAGTGCAAAAATATTTGACTATGATGAAAGGGGACGTGTTACCGAAATGTTTTTAACGTGGGAACAATTATTACAAGTTATTGGAACAAAAAATATTGAAAATTTTTATGATTTGGGCGAAATAGAATTAAATGAGATACCTTCACTATATGATAGTTGGTATGACGCATGGGATGTAGATGATGAAGGGAGTGATGAGATGAATAGTGATTTTAAAAGAATGTTTGATAAGATAGAAAAAGAAGGTGTAGAAAATCTTATTGAAAGAGTTAAAAGATTAGAAGCTTTTACTAAAAAAATTATGGAACTTGGATTTAAAAAGGCAACTGGGTGGAATTCAGGATTCTCAAATCGGACACCTATATACAACTGGAGAACTAGTGATGGTAAGTCTACTGTATTGACAGATATAACAATTGGTAATTACAGTAGGGAAGATGAAACAATATCAGTACAAGACAAAAGTGAAAACTCAACAAACAAAACCAGAATGAATGATATTAAATTAGATGACTTTATAGAGTACGCATCTAACCCAAGACTACCATTCCAAGAAAAAGAAGTTAACGAAAACTACACAAACAAAATTATTAATACTATCATTAATAATATAATCACTAAAAATGTACGTAAGTAAAACAAGAAGTATTTTAAAGGCACTGAGTTGGCGAATCGTGGGTACATTAGATACTATGTTTCTAGGATGGGTCATTACTGGTGACTTAACAGTTGGTTTAAAAATAGGAGCGTTAGAATTAGTAACCAAATTCGTATTGTATTATTTCCACGAAAGAATTTGGACTAAAGCTAGGTTCGGAACAAAAAAGAAAAAATCTTAATCTAGATTTTGTTATTCTAAAAAAAATGTTTATCTTTGTTCTATGATTGAAAAAATAGTACAAATATTAGGGACTGGATTGGTTATACTTTGTATAGGTTGTATAAGTTGGACCATAGTAGAATACATTTACCTAAAACTTAAAAACCCAAAAATATGAAAGTAATGATATGGGCAAATAAAAAAGATGTTATGAATGGGAAAATAAACTCATGTGATTATTATACTGAAGACCGACTTCCTGTTGGTAAGTACATACAAATAACAATTACCGTAGACGAATTTACAAAATTAGAAGATAATAAAAATGAACGAAATTAAAGAAAACAAATTATTATTTTTTGATATAGAGACATCTGGTTCCTATGCAACTACAGAAGAATTAAAAGATAAAAATATTACATTATATAATTTATGGGTTAAAATGGGTGAGTCTTACTTTAGAAGACATTACCCAGAAGACGAAAGAATGTCTAGTGGTGAGTTGTATAAAAAATACTCCGGTTTATTACCTGAGTTTGGTAGAGTGGTTTGTGTAAGTGCTGGGTTTATAAATGGTGGAGAAAGAAAGATACAGTCATTCTATAAAGGTTCAGAAATGGAAATACTAAAAGAAGTAACTGAACTATTCAACAAAATACATAAATTAAATTTTTCATTATGTGGACACAACATAAAAACTTTCGATTTACCATATTTAGGTAAAAGAATGTTGATAAATAAGATAAAACCCTCCCCAATAATGCCATCCTATAATACCAAACCCTGGGAGATAAAAGCTCTAGACACTAAAGAGTTATGGAATTTTGGTTCTTACAAAGGTTTATCAGCCTTACATCTAGTCTGTAGTGTCCTAGGGTTAGACACACCAAAGGATGGAAAAGTAGATGGCTCTAATATCCACAAAAGTTATTATGTGGATAATAACATTTCGGAAATAAAAGAATATTGTGAAAAAGATGTGAATGCGTTGATGGATATAATTTCTCACGTAAAGTCCCTATAAATTCTTTCGGATTAACTTATATTTATAATAAACACGTTTAACTATGGCCTTTAACTTCAGGGAAATCTTAACCAATTTAATTATTGAGGACAGTCGATACGATGTTCTCATGAACAAATACACACAACCTAAAAAGAAAGGTAAAAAAGCTGCGATGGATAAAGACCACCTAATTGATTTAATGGCCGCAGACCCAACTACTAAGGGTGATTTTGAGGGGGATAGGGATACGAGAGATGTTACTAAAGTTGGAGCTTACACTAATTGGTTAGTTAAACAATGGATGGGACTACCCCAGGAAGCAGACAAAGAATTTGCTTATGGTAGTCCGGATTGGGGTGTTGCCTTGGAAAGACTACAAAGGCTATTCATGGAGGACTTATACAAGACTACAGAAGACTTAGAAAAATTCCATTACCTAAAGAAAACAAAAAACTATAAAGGGCAAAAAGATATTGGACAGATAAAATCAGTAGCCGACTTATACGATAACGTAAAAGATTACAAAGTTAGTAAGGATGAGATAACAAAGACTAAGGCAGAGAGACTGAGAGATGATGTTGATAAAGTTTACGAAGATGATAAATGGTTAATTTTGGTACCTAAATCTAAAGAGGCGTCTTGCCACTATGGTGGTGGAAAAACTAGATGGTGTACAGCATCCAAATCATCTAACTATTATGACCATTATAACAAACAAGGACCACTCTATATGATGATGTATAAAGAAGATGCGGATAAATCCCCATCCGAAAGTAGAAGTCACCAGTTTCATTTTGAAAGTAACTCATTTATGAACGCAGACGATAGAACTATTGAGTTAGGGCCTTTCTTCGCTACTTACCCAGAACTTAAACCATTCTTTAAAGAAAAGTTTGCTAAGTTCATGAATAAAGATTATGGTAAACAAGTACAATTAAGATACCCTAATGATACCGCATCTAAATACATTTCTATTTATGGTTTTGATGAATTCTTTGAAGCTTTACCAGAAACTTTAGAGAGGTTAGATGTTGAAATATCTTCTAATAGTGGATATGGTGCTGACAAAAACCTAAAAACACCATCTTTTAGACTACCAGACGACATAGCAAGATTTAAAAATTTAGAAATGTTACACATTGAAGGTATGTTAGGTGAATTACCAGATGATGTTGGCCAACTACAGAACTTACAATTTATATCCATACCAAACAACCCTAATTTAGTTCATATTCCAGAAACAATAGCAGACCTACCAAACCTGGAAGTACTAAATGTTAAAAATAACTCAAAAATGGTTATACCACATAAAATTATGGAAAGAGCAGCTTGTGGTGAACTAGTACTAATTAAAACTCAACCCGACCAGTCCTTTGGAATTGGGGAATGTAAAAATGGAGAAAAAGTAGTAGTTAATTATGTTGACGACCAAGGTGACTACAAAACGGCTGAAGAAGCACAAAATTCACTCAAATAAAAACTTACTAACAGTTCTTGTCTAATCACAAAATTTATTATATATTTATATTGAATTAAAGAAACATGCGGGTGTAGCTTAATTGAAAGCGACATACATTCCAGTAGGTAGATGGTGATTCATTTCACCCACCCGCTCTAATATTTAAAAACAACTATGGCAAAATTAAGAAAGTACGGAACAACAACTAGAACTGAAAGAAGACGAGAGGCTGAGGTAAGACAAGAATCCTATAGTGCTTTAACACCACAAGAAAAATTAAATAAACTACCACCTACTGGGTCG